ACTTCCACCAGCGTTGGCGTTGTAAATATTGATTCCAGTTAATGAATTTTGACTTTTTTCAATGTGCAGTAATTGATTTGGCGACGCAGTACCAATGCCGACGTTGCCGGCGAAGTAGTTGTCGGCGGTGCCATTCGCATAAAAATTCCAGCGATTCTCTCCAGAAGCAATATTACTAAAGAAACCGTAATTGTTTGCGTTGGCTACCGCAAAAACAGAAGGGACAATAAATCCATACTGAGTACCAATGGCTGAATTGGCGCCAAGCGTTACACCTCCAGCACGAAAATGTTGAATATTATTCAGCGTAAATGTTGCTGCTTGTGTTGATGGATTAGATTCAAATACATAACAATCTTGTAATGCTGTGCTAGGAATAGTTCCTCTAACTGGTAATACTCGTGTAGAGTTAGCAGTAGCAGGCAATGTTCCAGCAATTAACACTTTATCGTTTGACGCTGGTGTTCCACCAATACCTATATTACCACTGGTATCCAGCCGCATCCTCTCGCTGCCGCCTGTGTAGAAGGTTATGGGCGTGTAAGAGCCAGTTCCTTGGATGCCCGCTTGAATTCTGCTGTCGGTAGTACCGACTTGGACTAGGCCAAGATATGAGTTATTTGCCGTGTCGCTAGAGTTTGAAATTACAACTTGACTGGCTGTGCCGGTTCCATTTGGGAGCAAAGTGAAATTAGTGTTGCCGTTCGTCGTGCTGGTCTGAACCGCCAACCGATTTGCCCAAGTCGCATTGGACATATCGCCCGTGATGCGCTGGCCGGTGGACGAGAAGGTGAGGTTGCCGGACGATAGCGTAGTGCCGGCGAAGCTCGGACTGCTGCCGGATTGATACTTGTCGTTGTTGAGGTTATTGAAGTTCGCATCGACCTCGTTATGGGTCAACGGCGAACCTTTACCTGCGCGGGTGACGATCGTCGACATGAAACCCCCTATCAGGCCAAGGTGATGTCAAGATCACCGATCTCAACTCGGAACACGTCTCCCGATGCAATCGCCTTGGATGCAGTCAGCGCGCCATGCGCCAGTAGGTTGCCGCTCGTCAGCTGATCCAGAATGCCAACGTGCGTGATGGTGCCCCAGCTCGAACCAGCGACGGGAAACTCCACCGCCGCGCTGTTGCTCGCCGTGTCGGTAGTCACCGTGAAGGCGATCGTCTGGCGAGCGTATGACGTGCCAGAGCACTCGGTGCCGGTGTTACCGTCGCCGGGGTCAGAGGTGTAAAGCGCCAGATACAAAGTCGCCGGTGCGCTGTATGGCACGCCACCAAAGACGTGATCCAGAACCTTGTTCTCAAGATAGTTTGAAAATGCACTCACGGGATCACCCTCGTTGGTTTAACGGTCATTGCCAGACGGCCACCGCTAAACGAGGCACGCTGGTCTTGCACGATCATCTCTTCGATGGCCTTCTCATACAGCGAACCCCACACCGCGATACGCTCATCGTCGCGCAGGTAGGGAGCCGCTTGCAGCAGCGAGCCATAGAGGTACACGTCAGGAAACTGCGTCAGCAGCCAGTTGGATGTGACAGAGTCCGAGAGCTTCTCGAGCTTCGCCACATACGTCAGCTCGCCGGTGTATCCGGTATCCGGCGCCGGCAGCACTTCAAACTGACCGCCGACTGCCGAGAAATACTGCGGCTTGCCGGTGGTCGTGTAGATCCACTTCTTAGCGTCCATCTCGTCCTGCGAGATAAACACCAGAGGCTGCGCCGGGGCAGTCGAGGTCAGCAGCAGAGACTTGGCCGAGATAAAGTCCGCAGGAGTTGCGAAGAATGCCGTGTCAATCGTCGCAGTCGCACGCTTCACCAGCTTCTGGATCGGAATGCGGCGCTCGATCTGCGCTTCTGCCAGCGCAATGAAATCAGGGATGACCGCAGTGAGATCATCCCTGTTCAGCCAGTCGGCAATCGAAGTTCTCAGTGCGCTGTATGTGTTAAGAGCCATTCTGTTGCTCGTCCTTTACTGCCCATGCGCCCTGTAGTGAGTATTCAAAGGTGCCGATATGTTTGACCTCTTGCGATAGCGCGTGGTCAATCAGCACCTCGTACCCTGCCTCTCTTGCCTTGCGACAAAAGAACACGTCTTCACCAATGTAGTGACCGCCTACCGTGCTGTATGGAATCGCGAACCACGGTTGCTCGAGCTTCTCGAACACCTCGCGCTTGACCATCATCACGCCCATGCCGACATAATCGACAGGTTGCAGTCCCTCTTGCCCCGGCTCGGTGTAGACCCTGCCGACGCCCTTCTCTCCGCCGTCCATCATCGCCACCGGCTTCACCGGCATTCGTCTCGTGGCGTAGTTCGCCGAGACAATGTCTTTATTCAGATCCATCAGGTACCCGATGGTCTCTTTCGGGAACCGCATGTCGGAGTCGAGCCACAGGAGAAAGTCCACCTTCTCCTCTAGCGCCTGCCGCGCAAGTTCCGTTCTCTGGGAGGCGATCAGCGTGCCGTGTGACGTATAAAGAATCACACGATCGTCTGTTGTCGCGGTGTGGTATGACATGGCTCGAGCCAAGTCATACGCAAATGAAGTCATCACAGTGTCCCGCGCTGGCACCAAGATGGCGACTGAGCGACTCATACGCGCCCCGGCCGTGTGCGGAACAGTTGGTTGTCTCTGTCGTTGAGCCAAGCCTTCATCTTCTTTGGATCGTCGATGATGCCTTGCTGCTTGAGGCGGTAGAAGAGCGCCATCGGAATCGAGGCTACCTTGCTCCACTCGCCCCACTTTGCGCGTTCATCCGTGCTGTTGAACTGCGTCTTGTTCTGCTCGATGATGTCGCCAACTTCAAAGACCGTTTCGATCTTGGCCTCATCTTTGTCGGCGTCGTAATGCCACCACTTGGTGGTACCCGTCAGCGGGTCGTAATCAAATAATCGTTTGCCGGTAGAGTTCATGCGATCCTCAACCTAGGGGGCCGGCAAAATTACCGGCCCCCCAAGTTTACATCAACATGATCAGGTCGTGGTCAAGTCAGCCGCGAGACCGTGAGCGGCCTCAGTGTTGACCTTCAAGCCCCACTCCACGAGGATCATGCGCTTCTCGGCGTCGCCAGTCTTGGCAAGTTCCACCGTCTGGAACGGACGCAGGAAGGCGACGCTGGCGTACTCAGGATCAAGCACGAAGGCGTCACGCTCACGCTGGAAGCGGTTCGGGACAACCGACACGGCACCGAAGTCCGAGACGTACACATCGGCCGCGCCGATGATCACGCCCGGCTTGTTGCCGGTGACTTCCTTGCGGATCTCCGCGATACCCGCGAAGCCCGAAACGCGCTGCTTGTTGACCGGGCCAACCATCAGCACCTTCGGCGTACCGCCAGCCGTCCACACCTTCTGGATCACGCTCTTCAGGATCGTCTCCGTGAAGGTGCGCTGATCAGCGGCGAGGGCGTCCGTGCGGGTCGCATTCGGCTGCGTGGTGTAAGACGGGTCAGCACCGCTCGTGCCCTTGTCCGTGTTCGTCTTCAAGAAGGCGAGCAACGAACCAGTCTTGCGGATAGCAGTCGAGACGCCAGCCGAGCCACCCGAGGCAGCTTGGTTGGTGAGCATGATGCTCTCCATGTCGCGCTTCAACTCGGCAGAGCGCTTCGCGAGCTGGTAGGCCAACTCCGAGCGACGGCCGGCCTTGTCCACCGACTCGAGCGTGCCCGAGAGGATGAGCGTCTTGCGGCTAACTTGCGTGTAGTTGCCAAGGCGAACCGTGGCCGAGGTCGAGTCGTAGCTCGAAACATCGTCACCTTCGATCTGCGCGTTGGTCGTGGACGCAGCGGCGAGCGAGTCCGTCTGCCACTCGAAGAACGTGTTCTTGACGCTCTCGCGGCCGATGTTCGACATGAACGGGGTCTCTTCGGGCGAGATGTTGTAGATCACGTTCGAGAGAGATTCGCGGATACCCTTTGCGTTAAAGGTATCGAAAGTATTACTAGTCTGGGACATTTCCTGTTACCTCAATCCAAAAATTGTTCAAAGATAGCAGCAGCGTCTTTAGTGCTGCCGGTTCGTTGGAGTTTGGAAAGAGCCTCGCGAGATCGCACTGACTTGGTAGTGACAGGCACCGTAACACCCGCTTTCATCGGCTTGGCCTT